AGCATATCCGGTCGGCGGGTCCGGGAACACTCGAGGTACCAGATTTACGGTCTGCCCATTACTCCAAAAATATGAGCCTGCCGCATTTTTGAGGAAAACCGTTATGTACAAATTGGCACCATTCTTCTGCCCTACCTTTGTAAATTGCACGGTTTTCCCTGTCACTTTTGGGTCGATTTCGGCAGATGCAATCACCTCACCATCTGCCTCTGTGGTAGGCGTGCCGCCCTCTTTTTGGATTACCACATAGCCGGTCACAAAGCGGTTGACTGCCTCTCTGCCCTCTACCATCACAACAGGCAAATCAAAGCTGCCGGTGGTCGTTCCCTTTTCGTCCGTTGCCGCCAGATTGGTGACGGCTCCCGGCTCTTTGGCGGTGAGGGTAACGCTTGCGGTTGCTCCCTCCTGCTTGTCGTTGAGCTGTCCGGTCTGGTTTACGGTAAACACCCGGTAGTGATAAGCCTGCGTGGAAAACGGCGGCAAATCATAAAAGGTGTCGTTGCTGCCCTCATAAGCCAAATCACCATCAATGCTGGTCGCTGGCATTTCGCCGGCTTTTCGCCGCACCATGATTTTGTAGGCGTTCACATCTGCCGGGATTTTGGTTTTTACCAGTACCCTGTAACCGTACTCCGGAGCGGATGCGTCCGTTGCACTCGTCTGCGTTACCTGCTCCGGCACAATCGGCTTGAGGCTCAGGTTTGCCCTTGCCGGATTGTCGCAGGCTGTGCCCTCGGCATTTACCGTGTACACCGCCCAGTGATAATCAATGCCGTAGTTGGTGCTGGTGGTATCTCGCACGGTGGTGTCCTTGCCGGTGTATACTACGGTGCCATCGCTCATGCTCGCCGGTGCGCTGCCCTCTTTGCGTACTACCACGATGCGGTCGCGATACACGTCAACCGGCAGCTGGATGGTAAGCGTTGCGGCAAAGGCGTTTTTGTCGGTGGTGTCCTTTGCACTTACGCTTGTGGGGGCAAGCGGCTTTTGTGCCGGGATGGTGATTTCTGCGGTGGTCGCCGACATCTGATAGTTTCCGGCGGCATTGCGTGGGAAGTAAGCATAGATATACCGCACGCCTGCCCGCAGGTTGTTGGTATCATCAAATGATGTGATTTTGCCGTCTGCCACCTGTACACCGTCGGTTGGTCCCACCGGTGCTGTGTTTTCCCGTCTCACGATTCTGGTCGCATCCCAGTCTAAACTTGGGTTGGTGTGGCTGCCATGGATTTTGAGCTGGGTGTTGGTGCTCTGGTTGCTCAACTTAATGCTGCTCGGCTCAATTGGCAAAGGCAGCGGTGTACCGATGGTGCCCGGATTGCCCAGCAGGTTGGAGTAGTAGGTTTTTTCCTCTCCTGATTTGGAGCGGTACAAAGATACCTGTGCATACATACTGATGCCCGGAATCTCTCTGAGTGCGTGGAAAATGATTTTTCCCTTGCTCTGCTCCGCTACCAGTCCGATGTTTCCATCCACCATCTGAGCAATGAGGTTCGGGTCTGCCTTGATTGCCAAATCCATGTTTGCAGCCACCGTCTCAGGCGGCAGCTGTGCCGTTACATCCTGGATGTAAGTCACCCCATCCGGGTCCCTCTTCCAGCCGGTTTTGCTCAGATTTACCGTTGCCACCAGCAGCGGATTGTCCCAGTTCTCCCGGTCGTCTGCGGAGACGTGGAGGGTCATATCTTCAAAGTGACCATCGTGAGCTTTTTTGTCTTTATCGTGGTCCTTTATGTCCTGCATCGTGGCAATAATCACTGTACCGTCTACCGTTACCACGATACCATCTCGGTTGCTCACTGCCACTCGCATACCCACCTGCATATCGTTGTTGATGCCATCGGCAATGCTGATTTTCGGATAGCCCGGAGCGTTGGCGATTGCAAACAGTTCCCCTTCTCCATCAATCAAGCCGATTTCCCTTACATTCCAGCCGCCCACATCGGTTGGTATCACCGAGGTAGCTTTGATTACATTTTTGTTTGCCTGATCCAGCACCGTCTGCGCCGGTCCTCGCCACACCTCATTTACCAGTGCGGTTCTCGCCGGGTCCGGCATCGGGATTTGTCCGTTGCCATCGCCTACCACTACAAAGGCAATCTCGATTTTTTTGCCCGATTGCAGATAGGCTGCCATCTTTTCGGTGCCCTTGTTCGTTAGAATCGCAAAATACTCAAATTCTTGCGGCATTTTCCTTCCCCCTTTTTTATTTTCCGATGATGAGATAGTTGCCCGCTACTGCCATTGCTTTCGGATGTACTGTTCCGCCTGTTATCAGCTCTTTTACTCGGTATGGGTCCACAATCAACGACATTCCCACCTCTGGCAGCGCTGCCGTGTGGATGGTACCCGGCTCGATTACATCTACCGTGATACCCTGCAACCAGGAGCGCACATTTTTGTATTCCATGATGGTGTCCAGCAGCCTGCCTACCGGGTTTTCCGGCACCGGCTCCTGAGCTGCATCCACCGCCACCCGGAAGTAGTACGGTTTCCCGCCATACTCCCAGTTTTCCTGCACGGTAGTTCCTCCATGGATGATTCCCACTGCATCCTCCACCGCTGCTTTCGTGCCCAGTCGGGCATAGTTGAGTAGAGCCGAGCGGATGAGCAGTCGCTTTTTATCCAGAGACAAGTCAGCCTTGTACCCTTTAATGTCCAGAGATAAACAAAGATGGTCTGCCATCTCCTCATCCAGCTCCATCACAAAGCCGAAAACCATGCTCGCCCGCAGCGCAAGCTGGCACACCTTGCGGTATTCTTTGTCCCAAGCAGTTGCCAGGGCTTTTTCTTTCTCCCCGTGCAGGTTGGGCGGCAGTAAGTCGTAAAGGCTGATGTTTTCCAGCTTAATCATCTTCCAGCCCTCCATATCTTATCTGCACATTTCTGCGCTTAAAGATTTCTCCGGCGCTGATTATCTGTTTTTGCGGCTTTGTTACCTCGATGCGCTTTGCACCGGCTCCAATCACCAGCGCCACCAGCTTGTCCGGGTTGAGGTCCCTGCCGATGGTGCTCTCCTGCCACGCAAGATACTGCTGCACTGCTGCCTCTGCCGCTGCCTTTGTTTCGATTTCTCGGTTTGCGTCCGAGCGGTTGATGTAATAGGTGATGTCCAAGTCAAATTGCACCACCTTCGGCGCATGGATGGTCAGCTCATCGGTCAGCGGGCGCTTGTCCTCCAGATACTCTTTCAGGCGCTCGATGTAGCTTTCTTCCGGGATTTCTCCGCCTGTAAGTGTGAGGCAGATGTCCACTTTCCCGGCGCTCGGGCTGGTAACTCCCACACCCTCCACCGCCTGGGAAAACTCCCGCACCCAAAACTCATAGGAGTCCTTCGGACCGGCAACGCTGTATCCCTTGGGCGCATAAAAAATGCGGGTGCGCAGGCTCTCATCGTCCTCCACATCCGCGCCGCCCTGGGTTTTTTCCACGTTTCCCACCTGTGCCACATAGGCTACCGGGTCCACGATGATGTTGATTTTTCCTTTTGCATATCCGTTTCCGATGCTCCCCGCCTGCTGGCAGGTGATTCCCACCCGCCCGCTGGTCGCCGGTGACCGGATAATCAAATCCTCATCGGTGGCAAAAAACAGTTTTTCGCCCGGTGATACTCTCGTGCCTTTTGGGATAAAAATATCCTCCTCACGCACTGCTGATAGAGTAAATTCCGCTACCCCCACCGCTGGAGTAGCCTCCCTGCGGGTAAGCCCCCAGAAAGATGCCAACACCTCCAGATAGTTCCCTCTGCTGTATTTTGGCAGATTCATCTTTGCCCTGTCCGCAAAAAGCTGCGAAATAGCAGCCAACTCAAAAGCTATGGTGTTCAGGATGATTTTCTCCCGGCTTGCTACCGGCAACTTCTCACTTTGCCCCGTGAGCTTTTCCAGCTCGTTTTCGTAGGTATCTTCCAGCCGCCCGAGTATCGTTTCCGCCGTTTCCGGCGCAAAATCAATATCCGGCATAAAATCGTATGGATTGTTACTTTGCATTTCTCACAATCACCTCCAATTCTACTTTACCTTCCGCCGTTCTGGGATAGGTTGGCTTTACTTGCTCCAGCTGCAGTCCTGGGATGTATCGCTCGATTTTTACTGCAATTTCCGCCGCCGCAGCGTTTGCCGCCTGCCCGATCGGCATATCTAAAAAGGATAAATCAATACCAAAATCACGATCCAGCACTACCGTTCCCACCGGCGTGCCAATCAGCACCTCCACCTGCTCACGCAGATCAGGCGATAAGTTTTTGCCAGTTACAATCATCAGCGATACTCCTTTAAGCTCACATCCACATCTGCAGATAAAATTTCCCCTCGCCCTGTGACTACTCCATAGGTTTCACCGACACTCTCGATCAGATATTTCCCCATGTTTCTGCCGCCGAGAATCAAATTATCGTACTCGCCGTTGGAGCAAAATTCCCGCAGCTGCTCTGCCAGCCGGATCGGACTCACTCCCCTCCAGGCGGCAAGCCGCATCGTAAAGGATGCCCCGCCCAAATCCGGTCCCAAAAACTCCTGCTTTGGCTTTGCCCCTATTACCTCATGGGCGCTCCACCTGGCGGAGGTGTCCCGGCTCATCTCGGCAAAGGTCTGCACCTGTCCCTCTGATACTGTAAAGCTGATGCCCGCAAACATTCCAATCAATCCAATCTCCCCTTAAATGTTCTGCGCCGATACAACGCCCGAAACGCTCAAATTTCCATCAATGGAGGTTTCCCCACTGATGGAAGTCTGCCCGTTTACGCTCAGCTGTCCGGTTAAACTGATGTTGGCAGCCTCAATCTGCACCGCGTTTGCCTGTACCTGCACCTGATCCGCTGCCTTCAGGATGATTTGCTTTCCTTCCAGCTGGATTTTCTCCAACCCCTTGAGGATGATGTTTTTCTCCGTTTGGATGATGAGCTCTTTTTTTGCTCGATCATAAATCAGAATCAGGTCGCCCTTCATCGTTTTGTAAAACAAATCTTTACCCTGCATCTTGGGCAGCTCATCCTTGTTAAAACATTTTTGATAGCAGATTCCGCTGGTGTAGGGATTCCCGTAGGCATCCGGCTCAAACTCTACCTTTACCAAGTCCCCTACCTCCGGCATCTCATACTCGTTTGCCGGGAAGGTGATCCAGTTGCTCACGATGTTATCTTTTGCCGGAAACTCCACCTTGATTAAGCCCTTTGCGTAATCAATTTCTGATACTTTGCAAATCTCCACGCTATCCCTCCACTCTGTGCATCTCTAAGTCTGTGGTGTATCCGCCACTCACGGTATGGGTGCTGCCATCAATCAGGTACTTGCCGCCAAACTTTCCGAAGTCCTCCGCATCCAACTCCACGCACACACCGGATACCAGCGCCGGATTGCCCGGCAGCGAGCAGGAAAAGGTGGTTTCTCCTCGGTTGAGCTCCTTGTACTTTGCCTCGGCTACCTTTTGCGCCATCCCAAGATTATCCAGCTGATTGCTCAGCTTAAAAGTTTTGGGTGCTTTGTCCCCGCTGCCGGCGTAGGTGTAAGTCATCGTTTCGCCGTTGGTGTTGATGTACTGCACCGCTACCCCAGAGTAAGAGGTGTCCAGCAGGGTAGTTTTCCCGTCCCACGAAAGCATATCGCTCTCCCTGAGTTTGCACACCGCTCCTGCCTGCTCGAGCTTGTCCATCTCATACAGCACCAGTTTGCAGTTGTACAGCTTCATGGTGATGCCATGTTTTGCGGCAAGCTCCTGAAGGAAGTCCTGGTCGGTTTTGTCCTCCTGCGTTTGAAAGGCGATGGTGGGATTGATACCGGCATCATACTCCAGCGCCACCCCGGCACGCCCGGCGATGGTGGCTGCAATATCCTGTAAGGTTGCCTGCTCCCAAGTTTGGTTGTGCTTTACCTCCGAAAAGTCCTGATCGGATGGCTTTGCCACCCCCTTGATGCTCACCGTCAGCGGTCGCCCGGACATTCCCACATCATCCAGCAAAAAGGTACCGCAATCCAGTGTGCCGCTGTCTGCGATAATCTGCGCCGAAAAAGTGTCTCGTTTTTCCGGGAACCAGCCCTTGAGCCACTTCTTTTCCCGGTTTTGGATTTGAAAATCCACATTGTCCGCGTGCTCCTCTGCGCTGTCAGTAAAGGTGAGCGATAGGGTGTCCCCGCTCACATCTGAGCTGATGTCCACCCCGTTGAGCGATACCTTTACCTTTGTTCTCCTGCCCTTCAATCCCTTACCTCCTCCACGGTGGCACTATCGTATTTTCCTGCTCCTGTGCAGTAAATTGGGGCAGATGCAATATCACACCCGCCCCAAAAACTGCCGTATCCAGATACTCAGGGTTTGCCTGCATCAGCAGCTCCATCGCCTTTTCAGTGCCATACACCTTTTTGGCAATGCTGTCCCACATATCCCCTTGAATCGTTTGATACTGCTTCATCTGGTTCTCCTTATGCGAGCTTTGGCTTTGGTTTTATCCTCGTCCGCCGCTCATATTCTTCCTGTTCTTTTCTCCATTTTTCAAAGCGTTTTTTATCCTCTGTCATGATTCGCTCTACATCCTCCGGCTTTCCGCCGTTCACCTCGATGTGCGGATTGTAGTGATATACATTTCCGCCACCGCCGCCGTTTCCTTTTGCTCGGTCAATCAGATTTTGCAATTTGGAAAGCGGCAAGATTGCCTCATGCTCTCTGCCCTCACCTACCATTGCCAGTGTCGGACCGGTTGCAATGCCGCCTTTTGCCAACAGAGGGATAGTCGGCAGATTAAATCCAATAGTTTTTCCGCCGATTCCCGGCACCCAATCAGGTGCGGTAAAGGATAGCTTGTTCGCGCCGCCAATCAGAGTATTGATGCCCTTGATAAAAAAGTTGATAAATCCTTTAAATCCGCTACCCAGTCCGTCCCAAACATCGGAGAATAAAGAAGAAAGCCAATCTCTAAATTTCTGAAATCCTGATGCAATAGAACTTCCTAAATTTTTTAGGTCTGTCCATGCCAGCTGTAAGCCTCCAACGATTGCGGAACCAAGCATTTTAAAGAAATCAATCAAACCGCCAAGCCCTGTTTTTATCCAGCTTCCCAGTTTGGCAGCGCCAGCCTTGATTTTATCAAAGTTTTTTATCACCAAAATGCAGCCTGCTGTAAAAACACCGATTACAAGCGCAATCTGTCCAATCGGAGAGGTAAGCAGCGTTGCAATCCCTTTAAATCCTTTAAACGCCGATGCCAATCCTTTTATCTTTCCTGCAAATCCGCTGATTCCCTTAATTGTTTGAAAAATATCCGCAAATTGCTTTACCTTTCCGACAATATTATTGAATCCTTTCATCGCCTTAAAAGCTAAAAATCCGGCAACAACGCCCTTTAAAATCGGACTGATAAAGGACCAGTGGTCAATGACAAAGTTTGCAAAACTCATGGCTTTGTCCGCCAGCTTTGCTACTGCCTCCACCGCTTTGGGGATGTACCGCTCAGCAAAAGCTTTTATCGGCGGACCGGCTCGTGTAAATCCGTCTGTCAGCTTGCGTCCCAGGCTTACCGCCTTGTTTTGGATGCTCTCAAAGGTCGGGCGCAGCGGCTCCAGTTTTGCGGATATGGTGCGGATGGTATCTCCCACGCTATCCTTGATGCGCTTTGCCACATCCAGCACCTTTTTGCCGTACTTGATGCCCGTTTGCACTGTTGAGCCGATTTTTTTACCGATTTTTTCAAAGGTTCCCGATTTGGATAGACTCTGCATCTTATCGGATACCCAACCTAATCCCTCTTTGGCTGCATCAAACGCGCTGCCTTCGATAATCTCGCCGGTGCCGCTGATACCTGCCATCTGAGCCAGTCCCGTTTTCCAAACGCCGGAGATGGTGGACATCAAGCCTTTATAGCTCTTTGCCTGTATCTCCATGCCGCCCTTAAAACGGTCCTCCATCAAAGCAAAAAGGGCATCGTTGAATTTTTGCTGATCAACGATTTGCCCTTTGTTGTTTACGATGGTTTGATTTTTGTACAGCTCGGCTCCTTTGGCGGTAATCATAGCTTTCGTGATGCCAAATTCTTTTACATTTTGTTACAGGTTAAAACCTGCGCAAGTCATTTCTGCTTGCGTCTGTATGTCACCATACAGTTCGGACTATATCTTCACCCGTTCTGGGTGTCCGGTATTCCCTGTAAAGTCGCCTTTACAAGGTGGGTGTTATCTCCCTTTTCGGGATTCCCCTAGTCTCTGCACCTTCCGTCTGTTTCCAAACGGCTCGGCTCAGTGTTGTCTCTATAGATTCCGTGTCTATTGCAATATGATTTGATGGTATTATAAGATACATCAGGCATTTTCTCTTCAAAGAATTCCTTAGATTTCGATGAGTAATTTTCTTTGATAAATTGAATTTGCTCTGCTGTAAAAACAGTTTTGTGTCCCTTATACAATCCTAAACTCAAAACCTTATCCGCTACTGATGATTTTGGGCGATTTAATCTTTCTGCTAGTTCTTCGTATTCCATCTTTTTGTAGTTAGCTTTGATAAAATCAATCTCTTCCTGTGAATATCGTTTGCCTGTTTCATCTTTTTGGCAGGGGCTATATCCTTTTAGCAAGTATTGATATTTTGGGGGAACTGTTTGCCAATGATGGCTTTCTTGCTTTGCATGGCAAGCGTGGCATAAACAAATCAAGTTTTCCAGAGCGTTTGCCTTTTTGTAATCATTTTCAAAAAAGCGAAATGGAACTATATGGTGAACAATCATATTATATCCCTGTTCATCTGCACTCTTTCCGCATATTTGGCAAGTATTGTTATCTCTCTCACGCGCCAAGCTTCTTTGTTTGTACCAATTTTTTCCCCTGTATTCTTCATACCCTCCTGCCCAGAAATTGCAATTTTCCCCTGAATGGATTCCCTGTTGGCGTTCTAATTCTGCCTTGCATTTTCTCGAGCAGGTTTTTTTGCTAACTTCCGATGGATATACATAGAACTGTTTTCCGCATATCGGACAAGTTTTGTTTTCTCCTTTTTTCTTTGTGGTATTGGTTCTCCCGGTTCTCCATTGATGTTGACATTCTCGGCTGCAAAACACATTCTTTCCCCGTTTGTCTTGAGGACGCGCCTCGAAAACCTTTCCACAATTTTCGCATACATATTGCTTTAACACATCAATCCCTCCATTGATATTATACCAATTAAAAGAGATTGTTTCAAAGATTTCCACTGAATTTACCGGATTCATTTTTCCGCACATTCCTATGCGGCGAGGCTAAAAGTTAACCTCTCAAGTTCTCCCGTCTGGGCATCCGCTACCGCTTCCACCGCCTGCATGAGGTCTTTGTTCATTACGCCCGCCATGTCGCCGATCTGCGTCATCACCTTCTGCGCCTCGATGCCGTAGGACTGCAAGCGGACCGTTGCCTCTACTACTGAGTCGGTTTCAAACGGCGTTTTGTTTGCAAACTCCACCGCCCATGCCATCATTTTGGCAGCCTTCTGCTGGTCCTTCAGAACGACATTCAGGGTGCTGCGGTATCCTTCCAACCCGGATGCACTCTCCAGTGCGAATTTTCCTGTATCTTTCAGCAGCTTTGCGCTGATATAGGTGGTAGCAACTCCCGCTACTGTTTTGGTAAGGCTTTTCACGCTTTTGGAAATGGAGGAAAAGGTTTTGTCAAAGCTTCCCTGCTTTTTGGCTCCGAACAGGAAGTCAACAACAAATCTATTCTTTGCCAACCTCTGAAAGCACCTCCTCCGTGTCCGCCATCAGCTCCATCAACTCCCACACCGGCATATCTCTCCACAATCGGAGGAAATCAGCGTGCAAAATGATAGAAAGGCTGATGGCAGACTTTTTGAGCAATGACCCGCTGATACCGCTTAGTCCTCGCCGAGAAAAAAACCGCTGATGGTATATGTCAGTCGGCAAGCATCTCGTGCAAACAGATTTTTAAAAAGGTCATACGGCAGACCGGTAACCTTGGAAGCTGCCAGATAGGCAAATGTGGGGTGTCTTTCTGGAATCATCAGCATACCTTCCAGATTCTCTGTCTGCCTGCGCAAGGTACCCAAATCCTCACCGGTGAGCTCTTCCAGCCCAGATAAATCAAATTCGGTGTATTCTATGCCCTCAAAAGTCTTTTTTCTCTTCAGTTTAAAAATCAACTCTGGATTTTCCATTTTGCCTTCTCCTTTTCTTTAAATCAAATCACGAATCTTCTTGAGATAGTCCTCATCTTCCTCGCTGTAAATTCGATTGTACTTATCCAATTCCAGTACCAGCACATTATCTCTGGTAATTTTGATATAGTCCAACTCCAGCTTTACCGATGTACCGGTAGGCTCTCCCTGCTTAAAGGTTCCGATTGCATAGCTCTTGCAGGTGCCGCGTACCACTACCTTAAGCCCTTCATGGGTGTTTTCTCCTGTGGCAGGGTTATGGTTTGTCTGAGCAGCTCTCAGGGTCAATGTGTGCGACCTTTTTCGAGCAAGTCGGCTGGATTCCTCCGATACCGTCCGAAACTTGATTTCCAGCTCCAAAGAGCCAAAATACCCCGGTGTTGGGTCCTCGATTGTTCCGGCGATACCTGCGCCGGAAATCTCACTGGTGATTGCTGCCAGCTCCGGCATGGTAACTTCCGCCTCGATGCCAATCAGGCACTCGCCCTCGTTGTACACATTGTAGTCGGTCAGCTTGGTCGGGATGTTGCTTCTGTTCATCGTTTCTTTCCCTCCTTACTGCAATGCGCTTTGTAAAGCGTTGGTGTCATACTCTACTGTTGCCCAAATCTGCTCTGCCGGTGGATATGGGGAAAACAGCATCCGCACTCTCACAATACCGTTGATGAGGTCAGTCACCGGGTTGTCCTCCACATCAAATACCATTTTAGCCTCTGCCACCTGATAGCGCTGCTTCCAGGCGTTGCCCTTGATGTTCTCGCTGTCCACAATGCTCTCGATCAGGCGTTTGTTGAGCGGATTGTCCACTTTTGCAAAATAGGTGAGGATAAACTGGTTTGCCCACCAGTTGTACATCCGGCGGCAAGGGATAAAGCAATCCTTGATGTCGGTGTTGGCAGGATAGCAGGCAGTACGGTTTCCCCACATTCTCCACCCGTTCATGTTGATGGCGGTGTTGATGCCATCTTTGTTGAGCGCGTTGCCTTGCTCCATATCCAAAATCACTTCGCTGCCATCTTTCAGGCACAGTCCTGTGATTTTCAGCGCGCGGTTAGATGGGGATACATACGGGATACCATCATTGCGATAGTCGGTGTCGGCGATCAGCGCCCCGGCAATCGCAGAGAAATGATAAATTTCATCTCCCACCTTCACCATTGGATAAAAGAGCGAGCTGTTTTCGTGGGTAAAGCTGTTCTTGTTTTTCTCTGCCAGCGCCTTATCATAGCTGGTAACCGTCTCGGTATCCAAATCCACCAGGCAGTGATACCGGAATGCACCATTGAGATTGTTCGTTTTCGCGCACATCGCGTTGTAAACTTCCGGCTTGCTGCTGTATCCCGGCACGATCAGGCTGCCCGGCACGATGCCAAAGCGCGGATATACCTCCCGGATTTTCTCAATTCCGGCGATAATATCCTTTTCCTGTACCGCTGTGGTATCCAGCACATCATAGGTGGCTTTGAGTGTGGCTGTTGGTCCGGTGATTTTGCCGCCTTCGATGCGCTCAATCAGTGCTTTGCCGCTACCGGTAAAGCTGATGCTGTAATCGGTGCCCTCTTTGAGCGCCTGCTCACTCTGGGTAAGCTGCACGCTTGGCAGCAGCACACCCTCCTCCGGCAGCTCTGCTCTGCCCTCCAGCATCGATACACTCACTGTTGTTTTTTTCTGCTTATGCTTTGTCGGGTCCAGTACATTTATCATCACCAGCGGTGCCACATTGTAGGTGGCAAACGACAGCTTGATGCTCTCGCAGATGGTGTAGCTCAGATGGTTGTCGCTCATGCCCATCTTGGCTACTGCCTCCTCATAGCTATATGCTACCTGCGGTACCAGCGGATCTGCCGCGCTGCCCATGTTGATAGGTGCTAAGCCTACTACCACCTGCACAGCGGAATCCACCTGCACCGGCGCTACCACTCGTGTTTGTTTTTCCTGCACCTGAATGCCGTGGTAAAATGCCATCAAATATTCCTCCTTTACACTAAATCGTTATAGCCTCTCTGCGGGGACGGAATCAGCACATCGAACCAAACTGCACCAAAAAAGTAAGGGTAGGTGCTTTCCTCCTGCTCGGTGAGTGTGTACTCGATTGCTCCTATAATCTCTGCATATCTGCCGATGTTAGGATTTTCGGCAAAAGAAATCCGCATCACATCAACCAGGTGGCAAATATCCTGATAGCCGGTAAGCTCCGGCGCTGTATCTTTGGTGCCCAGCCCTAAAAATACGGTGATTTTGCTTTTTTCTCCATCATCTGACCCATCCCCCACGCTGATGAGGCAATGGGGAAACAGCTTGTCCGCATCCCCCTCATACTTGAGCGGCGGCAGATTTCGGATGTACACCTTCAGGTCATGGATTCCGGCAGCTTCGGTCAGGGCTTTCACTCGCTTTTTGAGTTCCAAATGCAAATCATAAATTGTCATTTCAGCCCCATCGCCCTTCTGATTTCCTTCTGCACCTGTGCCTCCAGATACTTCTGCCCCTTGCTCTGGATAGCAAAAGCAACATCCCGGCTTTTAATCATGCTCGGGATGCTCAAGCTGTACAGCTCTGCAATCTTTTCATCCTTTTTCCTGCCCGGGCGCGGATTGTTGCGGTATACTCCCAGCATTCGCTGGAAGATACCTGGGTGCCCGTTTCTCATCTGCACGACAAAAGCCTTCGACCGGTCGTAGCTTCCCACCATTTCCTTATCCGCTACCCTCTTTTTTGCCCTCGCCAGATATACCTCCGGCTTTTTGGCAGGGTCAGTGATAATTTCTTTTGGGGTTACTTTAAATCCATACAGGCGTGTTTTCTTGTTATCGCTCGATGATACAATGCCGGTAAGGTCTCGCCGGGTCGCTTTTTTGAGTTTCAGCGTTTTCTTTACCTCCGGCTGTTTGATGATGTACTTTTCCTTTGCCTCTTTTGCCACCATCTTGCTCACCTGCGTGATGGTGCTGTTGATTGCCCGTTGCAGTGCCACTGGTGCCTTTTCCTTTTGGGTAAGCATCTGCTGTTCCACGCTCTGGATGCTCGGTACCGAGATATGCAGTTTGAGTCCCAAATCGCTCATCGGTTCGCCTCCAACAAAATCCGCCAGATGATTCGTCCGCTCACCTGGGCTACCTTATAGGTTTTGCCATCAAAGGTGAGGTGTGCCCCCTCGGCTGGCTTGCCGGGAAGGTCCTGCGGTCGGACTAAAATCAACTGGCGGGCTGTATTGTATCCATCTGCATACTTGCCTTTTGCCTGCATTTCCTGCAGCAGCACATTGTCGATAATCACCGGGATTTGCCGACCGTCCAGCTCGTGGAGGTCGGCGATTTCGTCCAGATTAAAAATCACCCGGTCGGTGTCATCCCGGATCATCTGCTTAAAGATACTCATTACTGCAGGCGGATGCGGACGGTGGTGCCTGCGCTCTCTTTTTTGAGCACGCAGATTCCTGCCGGAATTTCGCTGCCGCCTTTTGTGGCTTTCATCTTTTTGGCTGCTGCATCCCAGTAAGCAATCGCGCCAAACTCGATGGCTGCACCGTTGTCTGCCGGAAATTCCCACACGCCGGTGAGTGCCAGAGTGCCCAGTTCGCCGGGCTCAATCTGGCAATCCGCTACTGCAATGCGGTTGGTTCCCAGTGCCACCACATCACCGGCTTTAATTGCGGTGCCGGTGGCATTTTTATAATCAATTCTGTCTCCGATCTGGATGTAAGTTGCCATAAATTATGCCCTCCTTATTTGCCCTGGTTGTAAGCCACGCCACGGTAATCCACCACATTGATTCCGAAATCGTGGTACATTCTCCACTCGATTCCCAAAGTATCCCAGGAAACTTTGCTTTCCAGTGTTGGGGTACGCTTGCCGTTGAGATATGTTACCTCGATGGCATCTACATCACGCGGATCAGCCACAGCGTAGTATCCCTTTGGATTTACAATATCCAGTTGTGCATCAGTGATGAGCTGGAACGCATCTTTCATCGGGTTTTTCACTCCTGCATGGGAGGCTCTGGGGTCTGCGACTGATTCCAGCAGCTGGCGGAGTGGCATTTCCAGCGCCTTTGGTGCCAGGATAAACTTCGGTGTGAGATTGAGTACATCAGTACCGTTGATTTCCTTCTGCATCGCCATTTTTACGATAAATTCATTGAGGGAATCAATGGATGGAGCGGCTGCGGTCATCAGATTGCCGTGGTCAGCGACAAACAGCGATTTGTTATCATAGATTTTGCCGTTTTTGGTGAGTGTCTGATAGCAGAGTTTGTTGATAAATCTCTGATTGGCTCTTACCTGTGCGGTAATCAATCTGGCTACAGTGCCCAAATCATCGTTGATGATGGTCTGGCGGCTAAAGCCGAACTTTTTGCCGTAGGTTTTGAGCCCGGTGTCTACACCCTCATCCATGCCGGATACGGTTTTAAATTCGCCGTTTTCCGGGATTTCCTGCATTTCGCCGTTGGCTGCCAGACGGTAGCGTTTTGTCTTTTTGAAATCCGAGTTGGAGCCCACACTGGTCCAGTGCTGGTAGGTGGTAGGTGCTGTGTTGTACGCTCTTGCGATAGTTGCACCCATGGTGGAGTTTACGATGGAGATAAAAGCATTGCTGTCAGCAAACTGTCCGCGCTCCTGCTGTGCCATATCTCTCCAAAGCTCATCCGGCGATTTTCTGTGTGCATCCTTTACGCCGCTTCTCATAGCACAATCTGCCATCAGCTGATGCAGGCTCATGCCGCGGAAGTCCTCTGCACCTTCGGCTGGCTTTTCCACGATTTCGCCCATTCTCATCAGCAGTCCATCTCTGGCGGCATCACGATAACGGTCCTCTTCATCTGCCGCCACCTGTACGCGGGAACTGAGCGGCTGGCTTTCCCTCTCGAGCTTATCCAGGATAGCAGCTCTTACCTGGTCGATGGAGGTGCCGCCTTTGATGTACTCATCCGGTTCCACCTGGAATCTGCTGCAAATTGCATAGATTTCCGAGCATCTCTCGCGCTCGATTTCTGCTGCGCTTCTGGTTGGAGCTGCCGGTGTTGCCGGTGCAGGTGCGGTTGGCGTTGTTCCTCTCTGCGCCCCAGTGCCTTCTGGTGTTACGGTTGGTGTGGTTGGTGTGGTTTCATTTCCCATACTTTTTCCCTCTCCTTCTGGATTTTGATTTCTTCCGGCTCCAACGTCTCCGTCTGCCGGGACTGGCTCAAAGGATATTTCCAAAGGCTCCCATCGTACTGCTACATAGCAGGGTCCGGTAAATCGTCCATTACTGGATGTCTTTCCAGTCCTCACTTCTTCGTAAGCATTTACGATATATCCAACGGAAATTCCCTTTAAGCTTCCACTTTTGACTTTTTGGTAGATTAAGTCGCTCTTTTCGTCCTCATCGAAAACAACGACCGCCTTCCCTCGCTTGGTTTCCCCATCGATGGAAATGCTTTTGATTTTTGCAATCGGCAGGCTGCCGTATACCGGGTCCTTACCATGGTGGAAAAGAACCGAGCCCACGTTTTCCAGCCGGCTTAAATCTACGCATCCCTCATCGTGGCACAGGATTTCCGGTCCAAACCAGCGGTCTACCGAATTTTCGGAGGAAAACGAAAGTTCGATTTCCCTTTCCTCTTCCGAAACAGCCCTGATTTGCATCGGCATGGTGCGAAAGCTATTCTCCTTGATGGGTGGTTTCTTTGCTGTAGACATTCTGCATCACTTCCAATCCTAACTCTTTCATCAGTTTTTCTTCCCTCGCTCGCTGCGCCAAGATTTCCCGCCAATCCTTGCCCTGCTCAGCCGCTACCTCTTCCAGTGTTGTCTGATAGGTTGCCATCGCGATCCGGTTGGCGTTTGCCTCCTTGGCTGGATCAATCCAGCTCATACCCTTGGCAATCCACTGGCATTCGGTGTACTTTTCTGGCGCACTGAAATAATCCGGGATGCTTAAGCCTCCTGCCATCACACAGCTATCCAGCCACCAGCGATAGACCTTGCGGCACAGGTGCTCCGATAGATAGTGCTGCCACTCCTTGTATGTCTCCCGATCCTCAATGAGATTCTGCCGGGCAGATGAGTAGTTGGACTGCGACATATCGCGGGATACCGCCTCGTAGCTCAATCCCATCGCCGAGGATACCGCCCGCAACAGGATAGATACCATATCCTTTGCGTTGGATGCCTGCCCGGATGGATTTACTACCTGGATTTCGTCACCGGCATCCAGCTCCATAATCATACCGGGGGACAGCTTGCGCTTTTTGGCTCCGGTTTCCTTGTCCACCTTCTGGTTTCTGCCCAGTCCCAGGGCTGCATTTACCTTTTTCACAAAAACGGCAAGGCAGGCAAGCATCCGTTCTTTTACCGATACAGCATTGAGAAACTGGTTGAGGTCCCGCAGGCGGGAAAGGACATTTGCAAAGCTGGACACCTCCCTCACCTGAGAGGTGCGCTTGATACGATTGAGGTAAATTACCCGGTCGGCTGGAATCCTCACAATTTTTCCCGTTTCTCCGTACACATCGTATACGGTAAAATGGTATGCCACCGGGCGATTGCTGGCATCGATTTCAATGCCGCCCACCACCTGATTTTTCCCATGGAACAAAATGCCGGAGTTGAGTTCGTCCACCTCTTTGATTTGCAGTTGCAGCGGAAAGTTTTTGTTTCCGGTGTAGGTAGCTACCAGCAGCAGCCCTCCATCCACCATCATCCGGCGCACCGCCATCTTGAGTATTTCGCAAAAGCACAGTCTCCCGGTAACATCGCAGTTTTCTGCGTGGCACCATCTTTCCCAAAGATTTTCAATTTTCTGTTCCAGATCGGTATCTTCCAGTTTGCAATCCAGGCGGATGCCCGAACCCACAACATTGCGCTCCATGGCAAGGATGGCAGCCTCTACATAATCGGCATTGCGCTCCAAATCCCGAGCGCGGTGGCGGATGGTGTCACGGGACATTACATTGATGTCCTCGGCTCTGCCATCTACCGGTGTCCAGTTTTCCCCACCTCGGGCAAAGCTGCCGGAATCATATCCGCTACGCTTTGAAAATCGCATCTTGAGGTTTTGCCATACACCCATAGCCGCTACCCCCTGTCCACGAAGGAAACCACCGAGAGATTTTCTCCGTTTTCCTGCCGGATTTGGCTTTCCAGCATTTGCAGACGTTTGTACAGTGTGGCAAGGTTTGCCTTTGTAACGCTTTGCCCATCGATATTGTAACTCTGGGCTCCGCACTCGATTGCCTCCACTGCTGCCAGCAGCTTATCATATCTTGCTTTTAACTCGCTCAATCCCAATCATCCTCCCAATCGTCATTGTCCCAGCTATCCTCTCCCCAGCTGTCCTCCTCCGGTTCCGGCTGAAACTCCGGTTCCGGCTGCTCTACCGGTTCTTCCAGCAGCGCAAAAGCTCCCATCAGGTCGGCAGCGCAGGAAGCGTACACCTCACAGTCCAGATAGTGGTTCTGGGCATCGCTGGTTTTCTTCTGCCACACCCAGCTCTCTACTCCATTTTTGCGCTCAAACACTTTATGCTCGCTGGTTACCTGCTCGCAGTACTCCTGATCCACGCCATCAAACACCTGGAAGCTGCCGTCCACCGCGTTGATTTTGGCGTAGAGCATTGATTTGTAATAGCTGCCATCACACATGATTAAGCTGAGTCCCTTGGCTACACTGTCCTCTTTTTGGATTTCGCTCCGGCGGAATCTTGCCGGAATCGGACGGGATGAGCCCTTTACCGGCACCGTCAACGGGAAGTGCAGATAACAAAAATCATATACAAGGTCGGTCTGGTCGCCTGAGTCAATCAGTGCCAAATCAATGTACCAATCCTGTCCCTTTTCGTTGTAATAGGTTTGATTGATAATATCCCACAAAGTGTTAAAATCAGTCCCTTTGATGCAGCCATGGTCTAGGTGATAGATTTTCTTTCCTTGTCCCCAGGCATCCACCGCATAATACAGGCAGTTTTGCTGTACATCCACCCCGCAGGTTATCATCTGTGCCCAGTCCGGCACGATACCACGGGTTAGCACCCCACGGTTATCCAGCACCTTTTGTGCTCCGGCGGTGCTGCCTACATCCTCCCACGGTTCCCCCAGCCAGGAGTTTACAAAGTTCTGCATTTTCTCCTGATCGCCTTGAGCATCCAGCCATTTATAAGCCACATCCGATAGTGAGAGCCAAGGGGAGTAAATTGCGTTGATTGCAAATCCTGTTTTCTTCCGGCTGGGTCTTACCCCCTCCGGCTCTTCCTCGCTCATCCATTTCCCCTGCCGGAGCATCTTTTGCTTATCTGCATCGGTGATATGTCCCTGGCAATATGGGCACTCATAGTAGGCGGTTTCCGCCCGCTGGGTTTTGGTGCCCTCTTTGGCAAATTTTATCTGGTGGAATCTCAATCTCTGATATTTCCCGCAGTGTGGGCATGGCAGATAATAAAACAGTTTCCGGGTGCAGCTCTCCCACTCTTTCCAGATCGAGCCGGTTTTCAGGGTCGGTGTGGAGGTGATAAAGATTTTTTTGTTGTAGGAAAAGGTGTTGGTACGCTCCTTTGCCAGAGAGATAGGATCTGCCTCTCGTCCACCTCCAGATCGCGGTGGATATTTGTCCACCTCATCCATCAGCACAAATCGCACCGGTTTGGATGCCAGGGATGCCGCCGAGTTTGCACCAGTCAATGGCAAGTACATATCGTCAAATTGCAATGCCAGCAGCTTACTGTCCGCTTCCCGGAATCGAGCCGCCAGCGGACGGGTTGCCCGAAGCATCGGCTGAATCCTGTTTTTGGAAATATCCTCTGCCAGCACCTCTGATGGATATACCACCAGCGTGGATGCCGGGTCCTGGTCGATGATATAGCCAATGATGTTGAGGATTGCTTCTGTTCCTCCCACCTGGGTGGACTTGATAAAAACAATCTCCTCGATACGGTCATCGGAAAAAGCGTCCATGATTCCCTTGAGGTATGGGGTCTTTTCGGTTTTCCATCGTCCAGGTTGATTGGATGTTCCCGATGGTATGATTCTGTTCTGGTCCGCCCACTGGCTAACTGTCAGCTTCTCCGGCGGCTTCAGCGTCATCATACTCTCCAGCATCCATTTCGGATAGTTTACCCTGCGACCATTCCGCGAGTGCATCATGCACCACCTCCCTTACCTCATGTTCGATACTCTTTGCGGTATCCATATCCACTGATGCCGATGCCAGGATACCGATTTTGCGCGGCAACAACAGCATCGCCTGCTTGAGGGCAACAAAAAAGGCGGTCAGCTCCTCCGCTACCACCTTTTTCTCAATGTAGTCTCCGCGTTTGATTCCATTTTCCAGTTCGCGGTTTTCCGTCTGGGCTTTTTTAAGCTGAGATTCCCAGTAGGTTTTCTGGTCCTTGAGCGACATATTTTCCAAGTCTGCATCTGCTCCGGTGCCATCAATCCGCCAGGCAATCACATCCTGCAAAGCCCACCAACCGCGATCCGCTTTCGGGCATCCGTCCTTCGCCCAGGATGCGAGCGTTTTCTGTGTTACCCCAAAAAGCTCCGCTAAAAGTGCTGTTTGGATACAGGTCTTTCCATTGATTTTTTTCACTCTAAAATTGTTACCCAAACAACCACCTCCAAGGTAACAAATTTTCGCCCTAAATTCTTACCGTTTCGTTTCTTCTGTACTTCTTAATATACGTATTTCTTCTATTTTCTGCGAATTCTTACCTTCTTACCCTAGTTTTTTTACCCTATCCAGAGGCATTTTCCGCGCTACTTTCGCACCCGCACGCCCGGTGGGTCCAGGAAGTACCTATTTTTTCTGCGCAAGCTCGCTCTCAATACGCTTCCAGGCTGTGTCGAAGTGCTTTGCATCCATCTCAAAGCCGATGAAATCACGGTTGCTGCGGATACAGGCTACTGCGGTTGTGCCACTGCCCATGCAGTTATCAAGCACAAGCGCTCCCTCGTTGGTGTAGGTGCGAATCAGATACTCGAACAGGGCTGTTGGCTTCTGCGTTGGGTGCAATCCTCTTTCGCATTTTACGGGCAGCAGGTTGCGGGGATAGTTTCTATACTCGGTTACAAAATCGGATTCCAGTCCGTGACTGTAGACTTCCCCACACTTCTTGCTGCCTTTATGGTGAACCGGCTTGTCCAGCCGAATCAGCCCTTGTGGATTGTAGATTGGTGGCTTTTTGTAAAAAACCACTATATCCTCGATGCATCGCATCGGCTGCTTCTTGGCGTTGGCAAAGCCTGTTGGACAGTTTTTATGCCAATACCAGCAGTAGCGGAACAACTTGCGATTGCTCTGGATGAGCGCCGTTGTGAATGGCTGGATTGCTGTAAGTACGATTGCTCCATCATCCTTGATGATGCGCTCATACTGCTCCCATAGCTTATCAAACGGCAGCACACTGTCCCAGCGACAGTCGGTGACTCCATACGGTAAATCGCATAAAATCATATCGATTGATTTATCTGCTATTCCCTCCATTCCTGCAAGGCAGTCTGTGTTGTAAATTTTGTTTTTTTCCAGCATTTATTTTTCAACCTTTCTCGGGGCTAAAGGTGGAAAACGGCATAAAAAAAGCCGGCATTCATCATCTGAATCCGGCTGAAATCATTGAATTTTTCGCATAAATAAGCCATTTTTTTCAAAAAAAGTATTGACAATCACGTAAGTACGTGGTATAATAGAAACATGGAAAGGGGGTGAGAAAATTGAGCAAACAAAAAAGCAAGAAGATGTCCAAAAAGGAAATCTGGGAGCTTGTAATCGAAACTGTGATTGCACTAGCCGTTTTGATTGAAGCGCTCAAATCCTAAAGACATCAGAGGCTGGGGTTTCCCAGCCTCCCCCAAAAGGGGTTCTTGCTTAAGTTCAGTATACCACACGGAAAGGAGCGATTCAACTTGAAAAATCACGATTTTACCTTTTGGGTTTTGGTAGCCTGCTTCATTATCGGACAAAGCACCGATTGGAATCCTTTTGTTCGCACTGCCTCTATTGTAATCAGTCTGATTGTTCTGTTCCAAGTTGCACACCGCATTTGGAAATTCTATCACACCCCGGAGGAAAAAGACCATGCTTAAACTTCGAGAAATCCGCAAATCAAAGGGTCTGAGCGTGCCGGAGCTGTCGCGCCAAAGCGGTGTTCCCAAGCGCACCATCGAGGACATCGAAGCCCGCGGCGACTGCCGTATCTCAACTGCCTTTGCTTTGTGCAAGGCAATGAATATCACCCTCGATGAAATCTACGAACCTGACCCCGAAGCCGAATAGCCCTTAACAGCAAGCCCGCTTGTCTTTATGATAGGCGGGTTTTCTTTATAGAGCAAAAGCCACACCCGAAGGCATGGCTCTTGTCCGAAAGGAGGTCTTACAATGAACTCGAATATGAGATTTTGTCTTTCTAATTCCATTATAATCATATCAGCTTATGATAGTGGCTTTCAATGGTCAATTCCTCTAACGCCCTGCCGTGCAGCCTCAATACCCACCGATAATCCAGCCTCATATCCTCCGCTACCTGCTCCCATGTTTCATCTGCAAGATAGTACAACCGCATCAGCTCATACAGCCGTCCATCCTCAAGCTGATCCAGGCAGGCGGCAATCTCCTTCCTGGTGTCCACATATTGGTCAATATGCCTGTCGATGTCGCTATCAATGTCCGCAAGCCGCGCAAGGGATGCTTCACGTTCGCTACTTCCTCCTCGCGGCATACCGGAAAGATTCGGGCTGACCTTGCAAACCAAATCCTGTAAACGCTCCTTTTCCTTTAACAGAGCATTGATTTTGCGGTTGAGATGTCGGCACCGGAGTAGGTAACGCTTTTTCTCCTGATTATTCATTCAGCAACCCCGATTCCTTTCTGCTGTCCATCTGTTCACCTCCTTCCTTACACGGTATGGTTTGTAATAACCTGCGCTCATGCTCACGATACTTTCCGATTGTAGCTTTCATCCTTTTTCGCCTCTTCCCTGCTTTCGCGAGCCTCCTGCCAGGTGCAAACCACCTCAATGACCCATCCGGCAATCCCTGCCAAGATTAAGCCGCCAAACAGCAGCGCACTTCCTATAAATGCTGTAATTCCAATCAATTTTGATTCTCCTTTATTTTTTACTCACTAGAAAACATCCCTTTTATGTAAATCTGTGCGCACTGTACTCGTCCGACATCACCTGCCCGGTGCGCTTCATCATCTGTTTCCGCATCTGCTTCCACTCTTCCTGCGGAATATGCCGCTCCACCCACTGATCAGGAGAGCCGACATTATGGATGGTGCTGACCGGCAGCACGGTCCCGTCCGGCAAACGCACAAAACTTCTGGCTGTCACTTCTTTTTTCTTCATAGATCACACCTCCTGTGTCATCTTATTATGCAAGCAGTTTGTCCTATGAACCTGCGCTCTTCCTTTTGATACTCTCCCTTTCGTGCTATAATGAGTAGGAAGGGAGGTGAATCCTTTGAAAATTTCTGAAATTGAACTCACCAAAGAGCAGATTCATATTTTAAAACTGCTCAAAAAAGGAAAGATACTCGACAAGTCTGAGTTTAAAGAAGATGTTTTAAACCCACTATTTCAGCATGGATTTTTGAGTTTTGAACCGTTTATTCAGAATAACGTTATCGATTATTCGAAAGGGAAATTGCTTTTGAACCAATCTGGCTATGGCTCGAGATAAGTAAGAAAATCGAATTCCGCTTTTGGTATCCTCATCTGGTTGCTACACTTGCCCTTGTTATCTCTATCATTGCGCTGCTCAAGCCTTAGCGCTTAATATAATTGCAATAATAGAAACTATCAGTGAGACGTGAGACAGAACCACACTGAAACGAAATCCGCGATCTTCTTTCCACAATTCTTTTAATATCTTAAAAAACCTCATTATTCTCCTTTCTGCCATCTGTACAATTCCCCGCCTGAAGTTCGTATTCAAGCAGAACGAATCGAGATTTTTGTTGTTGGCACTGTAGAATCACTATACAAAGATAACCACGATTTTTCCGAAGCAGCTCAATGCGAATGTTGCCAAAATAACCGAGAGAATGATGGCATCAAGACATAAAATCAACTCTTGTCTTTTTTGAATTTGGCGCGCTCTGCGTGATTCTTCTTTTATTTGTTCTTCTAACTCCTGAATCTGCACTTCGGGAGTTTCTTTTTTCTCCATGCTATCTTAACCTCCATATTGTTAGGCAAAGATTAACGATACTTAGTCCAAGCAAAACAAACTTCGATTGAATTTCCTTGCTGGTTGGTTTAATCCCTACTTTAGGCTCTTTCAGCGAATACCCTTTCTCTTTGCTGTCGAAGTGCATTCTTTCACCTACTCCCTTTTTTCTGGTTTCTTCGGAATCAAAAATCGATCAACACCAACCCCTAAAGCCCAACAGATATTTTCGTATTCCTCGAAAGTCATTTTTCTTTTACTGTTGAGCGCCAAATTCAATTTTGGTAGCTCAATATTTGCTTTTTCACTCAGATATTTCTGGATTATTCCTGATTCGTCTAGGTAATTTTTGATTTTACTTCCAACACACATTATTATTCTCCTTTATTTTTCGATATTATCGAATTTACAATTTAATTATATACGATAATTTCGAAAAGTCAATATCGTGTATCCGAAAAAATCGAAATTTATATTTACATTTTCGAAATTATATGATATAGTAAAAAAAAGGAGATGATTATTTGACCTTTGGTGATAGATTGCGTAAAGCCAGAAAAGACAAATGTCTTACGCAAAAACAACTTGCTGATTTGATAGGTGCAAAACACAATTCCGTAAGTGATTGGGAAAACAACAAAAACCGTCCTGACCCAGATACCATTGAATATATTTGTGGTGCTCTAGAAATTCCTGTTTCTCGGCTTTTTTCTGAATCTGTGCAAAACAAAAATTCCCCCGAACTCACCGAAGTAAGCTCAGAGGATCATGCAGATATGCACCCGCTACTGAAAATTTATAATGAACTCAATACAGACGGTCAAGACCGTCTGATGGAATATGCCGAAGATTTATCGGATATGCCAAAATATAAAAAATGTCAGGATATTTCCGATGAGAAAATAGGGTAATTATTTTGTTGACATCAACAAAATGGTACTAAAGATACAAGAGGTGCTGTCATCATGTTAAATTATACCATCAAAACTCTGGACGAGCTGGAATTTGCCGTCTTTTGCATTGAAAATGTCGCAGCCCGCATAGGAAAAAACGCCGAAGAGGTTTATCTCGCCTTGACTGACAAGAACAATATTCTGGATGACTACATCATCCCGGAATATGAAATTATTCACACCCAGAGCAAAGACTATATCGTCGATGACATTATCAGCCTGATGAAAGAAAAGGGTGTTGCAGTATGATTTTATATCACGGCTCCTATCTGGCAATCCCATCCCCTGACCTGCTCCATTCGCGTCAGACCGTCGATTTTGGGCGCGGTTTCTACACCACCCCGCTTTATGAGCAAGCTTCCAAGTGGGCTGAAAAATTTAAGCGCCGCAGTAAAGCCGGAGTCATTTCTATCTACGACTTTGACGAAGCCGCTTTCCAGAAACTGAATACCCTCCGATTTGACAGCTATTCAGGGGAGTGGCTCGACTTCATCTTGACCTGCCGCGCCGGTAAGGACGCTTCCAACTATGACGTTGTTGTTGGCGGCGTGGCAAATGATAAGGTTTTCAATACCATCGAGCTTTATTTCGATAACCTGATCGACAAAAAGGAAGCAATTCGACGGCTACGCTATGAAAAACCCAATCTTCAGATATGCTTCCGAACACAAAAAGCAATCGAAGAGTATCTTTGCTACAAAGGAAGTGAACCGATTTGAATGCCAACCCCATCCTGCTACAAAAAAAATATGCCCGCGTCATCAAGCTGTTTGCGGAAAAGGAAAATCTTTCTCTGGATGATGCCCTCGATTTCTTCTATCATTCACTGACCTACCGTCTGATCAGCGAAGGGGTTTCCGATCTGCACTGCATGAGCGATGATTACCTCGCAGAAGAACTGCGTATCGAATACCAAAACGCAAAAAAATAA